CCATGTGCCGGATGAGGTAAAGGTTTGCTTATTTACTGCCCCACCATTAGCCAGCACAAAAGCAGTCGTGGCAATTTGCGTTGTATTCGTCCCAGCAGTCGCTGTCGGCGCAAGAGGCGTTCCCGTAAACGTGGGGGATGCCAATGCAGCTTTTGCACCAAGTTGCGTCTGGATTGCCGAGGTGACGCCCGTGACATATCCCAGTTCAACCGCTGTTGTGGCAAGGCCAGCCAACTTGTTTATCTCAGTGCCTGTCGCCGTAACCGCAACACCACCAACAATCGGGAAAAACTGCTTGCTGGTTTGATTCAACGTGGCAACACTGATCCAAGCATCATTGGCTTCTGATCTAATTTTCAAAATGTCGTTTGTGCTGTCATACCACCATTGATTTGCATACGTGGTAGCTGGGGCAGATGCGCCGCTATTGTTCGACGAAATCGCCAACAAAACAGCATTTATGTCAGCCCGAACATTTGAGGCCGTGTCATTGGCAATCACATAGTCATGTTGCGACATCTTGTTTCCTTATGCGTAGTTGCCAGTTGCGCTCAGTTCACTGATGGCGGGAGAAATACCGGCGGTGTCTGAGTGCAATTCTACCTTAAACCTTAGCCCGCGACCATATATATTTGCAGCGCGGATTTTTGTCCATGCAGACCATGTTGGCGATCCAGCGGGGTCGTCCTCAGTGGTGGAAACATAGGCGATCACGTTGGTGTCGTTGAAGTCTGCAACCCCCGTCAGATCATCCCAAAGGCCCACCAAAACGTCAATATCGCCAGCCAGATCATCCCACTGTGCGTCAGTTGTGTCAAACCGCCGTGTGACCATATCAACAGTGATGAAGCCTTGTTCCGCCACTGTGCGGTCGATGACGTTGGCAAAGTAATATGTACCGCTTGTGTTGACATAGTTGATGCCAAGCGCATCCCATTGGCCTGTCAGGCTGTCTATGTTGCCAGTTAGGCTGTCAAAGTTTGCAACTGTGCCAAGCCTGATTTCACTATCCTGCAAAAGTACGTCTGTTTTTGTGCCGGTGAATGTCGGGTTTTCCGTCACTGTGACAGCAGTTGCGCGGGCTGTGATGACATCAGCAGAGACAACAACAGTTGTGGCGTTGATGGATTGCGAACCTGTTTTGTCAACGGCCTTGATAAGATACGAACCAGCCTTAGCTGGCACGCTGGATTCGGTCGAAGGCCGCGCAACCTTTTCAACATAGGTGACTGATCCAGCCCACGTTGCGCCTGTTGTTTCTGACGCATGGCGGATGGTGTAGTAGGACAGGTCGAGGTCAGGAACGGCTGTCCAAGATAGATTGATCGTGTCGCCGTTAACTTCTGCGGCAAAGCCCGTAACATCCTCCGGCGGCAGCGAAAGACCTTCAACTTGATATCCAGACCGCGTTGTATAGTCGCCCTTAATGCCAAGACCGTTAACTGCCCTGACCCTAAAGTCATAAGTGCCATCTTCGAGGTCATTGACTTGGAACAACCCAAGTTCGCCATAGCCGCCATCCAACCAATCCGTGTCGGCAGATTTCTTGAACCCAAGCTGCACATAATCAATCAGTTCAGCTTGCGATGACGTTGTGTTTAGCGAGACAAGATTGGTCAGCTTTTCGTGATAAACAACCAGCTCGTCAGATACAGACAAGCCCAGCGTTGGCACATAGTATGCTGACAGCAAGGTTGTGTTGTTGCCGATGATGGTGCTTTCTTCAGCAGTCCAATCAAACGCAGCTTCGCTTGTCTCACGCAGTTCAAGATTAACCCGCAGATCACCAGCATCCTGATTGGCGTAGAATCGCCAGCCGATTACCTCAAATTCTTTTGCCGTCCAGCCATAGCGGTCATTCGTGAAGGCCACGATGTCGCCAACCTGAACTTCAAATCCAGCCATGCCAAATTCGGCAGAAAGCGTCATTTGCTCTCGCCCACGCAATAGCGTCAGCTTTGAAATACGCTGTGCGCTGGCTGAGGATGTGGTGAAAGGCAAAGCCAGATCAATCGGGCTGTCAATGTCGTTGTCTTCAGCCAAGAATGTTTCGCTGGTCAGCTTTGGATAATCAACTGTAATATAGCTTTGCTCCGCATCGTTGAATGTGCCGACCACAGAGTTGAAGATGCTGCTCATCGACTGCCGCGTTTGCAGCGAGATAGGCCCACGCAGATCATTGAGCGTGAAGGTCTTAACGGGTGGCGTGTAGTAGCCGACTTTTAGCTGCCAATCGCCTTGCCCCCAGAATGTCGTGCCAGCGCAACAGGTCATCATCTGCTGCAAGATGTCTCCGGGCGTTTGATCCGCATTGATCACGCCGTTCATCGTGTAACGCTTTTCTGTGCCGCCGACAGCCAATGTCACGTTTTCATCGCACACGTTAGCTGATGCGGAGAATGCTGTGTCATTCACCGCACTGTCACCAAGCCCACGGCTGTCTGTGATGTAATCACGAATACACAAAGCCGCATTGGCAGAAAAGCCAGTTGTGGCTGTGCGCGGGTCGTAAACCTTCTTGCCCTCAACAACCGCTGTAAACAGCGGAACACCATTTGGGAAAACATCCTGGTCGTATTCAAGACGGATATAAAGATATGCCAGCCCATATCCTACAAAGGTGCTGTCGATCTGTGCGCTTTCCGCCAAAAGCAATGCTGGGGCAGTTGTCTGGCTTCCTGTGTATTTGACAATGCGAATCTTGCTGGCCCACGACTGCGACGTGACAAAGCCGCTGCCGTCGATGGTGGCGATCTCATCATCAATATAGATGTCATTGATAGCATTAACTTCATGCCCAGCCAGCGTCAGGATGATGTGCAAAAACTTATTGCTGGCCCCTGTTGATTCCAGATAGGTGATCGTGCCACCCTTGCGAACAGTGCCATAGACGTAATCATGCGGCGCAGTGGCTGATCTGGTGTTAACCAGTGTGCCTTGGCTGCTGTCGGATGACTCCAGTTTTGGCGACAGTGCCTTGACGGCCCACGATGTCACCAAAGTGGTGGCAACATAGCCGACAGCATAAGTCACAAATGAGCCGGCCGTGATCCCGACTGCGCCAAGGATTGCAGCGCCAACAATTTGCGGCATGATTAACTCCTGCGTTCCATAGGCGTCATTGTCTAACCCATGCGCTGTCGATGTATTCGATGGGGTAATATACCACACCGCTGTCAAAAAGAAACGCCGCGCTTGATCCTATGGATATTCCAAAGCCAGACCCCAAATATCCCGCGTTCAAGAATGTCTCGCTGGATGTCACCAGTGCGCCTCTTGGCGGCACATCATATGATCGCTTCAAGCGATCAGTAAGCATATCTTCAAGGCTTTCATATCCATATTCGCGTTTGATTTGCAGCCGCGTCATAGGTGCGCCGTTGATCATGTAGCGGGTCAACAGATCGTCGGCCCAACCTTCGCCGTCCATGCGCCTAAAAGCCTCGTTGGTGAAAATTAGGCAATCCCACACGCCCCATTCAAACGGCCTGTCTTTGACCTCCCGCAAGAATGAGTGCAGTTGGCTTATGCGATTTTCCGGCCCCATACGATATCCTGATCCTGAAGGTCAGCCACAAAACTGAAAAATGTATCGGTCGGGTAGCGCGATTTCTGGCTTTCATGCGTGTAGCGGCGAACACGCGTGCGGTTCAGTTCGATCAATCTGCTTTCGACTGTCAGCGTGATGTTGGATGTCTCGCCGCTGTCTTCGATAGCCATCGTGTCCATATAGCCGCCGAATATCTCCACATAGTCATCGACGTTGGTAACACCCCATAGGATGCGACAGATTCGGCGCTGGTATGGTTCTGTCAATGCCAGCGAAACAATGCTGCTTGCGATGCCATTAAGCGAAATCGTCGCGGCCTTAGCCGATAGATCGTTGACCTCATCAATCCCGCTGATTGACAAAAGGTTCCCGGCGCCGATGTATGTTTGCCCATCAATCGTGCGGTCGGTGTAGCCCGTCCAAAGTCTGACAGCGCCGCCGTCAAACAGCATCTCAACGGCATAGAACGGATAAACCTCTGGCTGGCTTAGGGCCGACAGGATGGCCGCTGGAATTGACCGAGACATCAGACAGCCTCCATCGCAGCGAATGTTATGCCGTATATAGCCGATTCATTGATTGAAAAGCCTTGATCGTTGCTAGATAGCCTAAATAGCCCTTTGGCATTGCTCACAGTGACAGCGGCATTGTCGGCTGGTGCAACACGGATGTGAGGCCAGATGTCTAATGTCACATTGCCGCCGCCATCGCTGTTAGCATCAGCCAGCACCTTGTGCAGCCGCGATGAACTGACGCTGCCCAATTGAATATAGTCACCAGCCTTCAGCCAGCCCGTTGTGCTGCTTGTCGCGCCGTCGATCACAAGCGATCCACCAGTTTGACTTGCGCCGTTAACCAGCGGTGTGCCTGTTGCCACACCTCTGGCTGTCGCGCCCATCGGGTCACCCATTAGGAACGTACCAAGCTGCCCACGCAGACTCAGTAGCCATGCGTTCCATTGTTCAGCATCGGCCCGCTTCATCGGCTTTAGGGTTACATCGGCTGTCCACATTTGGCCCGCATAGGCAAAAGCCTGACCCGCAAAGGTGAATGGCGACCTAGCGTATGCCACCGCGTTGATTGCCCTGATTTCGATAGACTTGATGGCCTTTGTCGCAACTGGCAAAGACAGCGGGTAAGAAATTGTCATCCGAAGGCACTCCCATAACCGCCGCCACGTTTACGCGCATCCAGAACAGCAACCTTGGCGCTGTCAGCGATTTGCGGCATTAGCGATTTGATTTCTGCACGAACAGTTTGCTGAACACCAGTGCTGACGTTGATGGTCTGCATCACTGTAACGCTGCTGCCACCGCCGATAGCGGCCTTGGATTGCGGCACAGACAGCACACGGCCCGCGCTGGAAGGCACAAACAATTCACGCCCATGCTCACCCACCACAGATGGTTGACCAGCCTGTAGCGACCCGCCAGCCGCCTTTCCGCTAATGCCAAACGCACCACCGATAAAACCAAGAAGGCCTGATCCGCTAGAAGTTGACGTAGCAACCTGTCCAACCATTCGCTGCACAACCAAGACGCGATAAAGTTCCTTGATGATGTCAGCGGCCATGCTTTTAAAAGCATCCTTGGCGCTTGATGTGCCATCAACGATGCCCATGAACGCATCTTCCATAGATGATTGGATCGTGCCAGAAATGGTTTCAAATTCTGTAATGGTCAAACCAAGTTCTGCGACCTGACCCTTATAGATTGCCAACGCATCTTTTGCCTTGAGTGCAGCAATAGCCGATTCGCTCATGCCTTTGTTTGCGCCAGTTTGGGCAATTTTTGCCATCTCCAAACTGATGTAAAGTTCTTCGTGCTGCGTTGCCAGCTTGTTGATGCCATCAATCTGAGATTGCGTTAGCGTTATGTTTCCTTGTTTGGCAAGGGCAATCAACTTTTCAACATCTGCCGCCTTAAGTTGCGCGGCGGTTGCCTTTATCCGTTCTTCGGCTGATAGCCCTTCTAAAGCTATTTGTTCACGCATGGCTTTATTGTTTGAACCAATTGCCCCAATTTCTGTAACGATTGCTTTTACCTTAGCATCGCTTGCACTTTTGGTATTTGCAGCACTAACCAAAGCCTGTTCTGCCGCAGCAATTTCGGCTGCTGTTCCTTTACGAACAGCATTGCCATAAGCCATGTAAGCCTCTGTGACAATGTTAACCTGAGTGCCGTATCCTTTAGCCATATCAGCAGCAGCTTTAAGCTGGTTTGTAGCGTTAACTTGACTGAACAGCATATCGTTTGCTGCCGCGCTCAAAGTCGCAATGCCCTGTGCAGCCGCAAGAATAACAGGCGTCAGGCTGATCAATGCTTGTGTCAGGTTTGCGCTGACCACCATAGATAAAGCATCTAGCTTATCAGCGGCTTCGGCGGCGCCATAAATCACATCGCGGTTGATAACCACGCCCATCTTTTGCGCTTCAGCCGCCATTGCATTTAGGCCAGCCGAACCATCAGCCAGCATATTTACCATCGCCAAGCCGCTTTTGCCGAATATGTCAGTGGCAAGTGTGGCGCGTTGTGCTGGGTTTTCAACAGCCGCTAACTTATCGGCAATCATAGCCAATGCTTGATCGACAGGAACCGCAGCAAGTGCAGCGCCAGACAATCCCAAAACGTCAAAAGATTGTTTTGCAGCCGTGCCACCCATCGCGGCATCGCCAAGGTTCTTGGTTAGCTTCTGCAAAGACCCTTGCAGCACATCAGCCGAAACACCACTAAGTTGGGCAGCATATTGCAGTTCTTGAAGCGCATCAGTTGTGATGCCAATGGCTTCCGATGCGTCTTTCAGGTCGCCCATTTTATTTGCAGCATCGCGCACGGCAACGCCAAGTTGCTGAATGGCCGAAACTGTAATGAACGCAGCCGCAGCACCAGCTAATTTATCAAAACCAACACTGACAACGCTTAGGTCTTTGTTTGCAGTCTTGGCAAAGCTGGCAATCCGCTTGGCGTTCTTATCCATCGCGGCGGCAAACGCTTTATCCTTCGCGGTCAGGATGATGTTTAGCTGTTCTGCACTAATTGCCATCAACTTGCTCCACAAGTGCGCGATACTGTTCAGCCGTCATTGCCGTCGATCCAGCTTTTTTAGGTGCGTGGGCATCATGCCAACCTTGGAACACAAGCCACGCATCCAGCGGGATCATATCACGGATTTCTTCAGGACGTAACCCAATGACAATTCCGTTTTTGATCATGCCGCGAACATTCAGTCGGCTAGGTTTTGCTCCGCTATGGTCTTTTTTTTTGATGCTTCATCCATTGCATCAGGCATAAAAGCCACGCCGACCACAGCTTGGGCGATCTGATACAGTCGCAACAAATCAGCGGGTGTTGCCGCCGCAATAACCTTGTCGGCTTCTGCGTCTTTCATCCCACCGCCGACCAAGGCCAGCGCCAAAAGGTCACGGGTTTCTTTGCTGTTCAGCTTTGTGCCACGACCGAACAGGCCATCCCACACATCAAATATGCCGCGATGCTTATCCTCAAACCGCTCAATCTCACGATTGCGTAGCAGAAAAACATAAGAAGTGTCGCCGATATATTCAGCAACACCCCCACGCGGCGCTTCAGCCGTTATACTCATCAGATTGCCGTAAACGTCACAGTGCCAGTGCTGGCAAGCGATAGCGAATAGGTAACGCCGCCTTCAGTCTCGCCGCCAAATTCCAGCGACTCAATGTAGAATGCACCAGCGTAAGTGCCAAATGCTGGAATGGTAACAGTAAAGTTGCATTGGGGATCAGCCAACATTGCAACAGTGTTCATCCGCAGTTCCGTAGCGCTATCTTCGAAATAGCCGTCACCAGAGATGGTCACATTTTTGACGCCGTTCAGGCTTTCGGTCCACAACGCACCAGTGGGGGTAGTGCAATTAGGTGTGGTCACATCAATCAACGAGTTGTTGATAGTGATAGCCTTGCTGTTCAGACCGCAGAGGTTCGCAAACACTTCAGTCGGTGTTGCGCCATCGCCGATTTTGACAAGCAGGGCGCGTCCAAGTTGTTTAGCCATGATGGCCTCCATGTATAGGGCTTGCCCAAGGCCCGTTGCTAGGCTTATTCAAGCAATGCTTGAAGTGCGATTACAGCCGTATAACCACGACCATCAGTGTCTCTTGTAACCGAATACGTCTGGAAAATCAATTCAACCAGCGTAAAGCCTGTGACTGTTACGTTGGCCTCTTGCCGATGCAAGGCTGCGCGAACAGCCTCAACCATCTGCACAGCCTCAACACGGCCCGATGCGGAACGGCTGTTGGCTTCAATCGTGATGTCCACAACCGATCCAAGAGTGCTGTCTGTGTCGAAAGCGTTTGCCGTGATCTGGTCAAACCGCAGATATGGAAATGTCACGGCCTGCGGCGGTTCGTCATAGACGCGGGTGGAAACAATCGCAGTCACGCCAGAGGTAGCCACAAGCCTAGCCCGTAAGCCTTTCTGGAGAGCAAGGCCAAAGCCATCAGCCATTGGTTGCTTCCTTCATTCCGCGATTAACAGCAGACTTGATGCTTTTGCCAAATTTCTTGCCCTGCAATTTTTGCGCCAAGCGAATGTAAGGTTGTGCGGCCGTTGTGCCGCGATTGCCTTTTTGACGCCCAAATTCCACCGCATTTGCCTTGGTCTGCGCTTCTTTTGTCGGTGGGGCAGCTTCCACCGATGCCGTCAATCCATCGACTTCATAAACAGTATGTATCCATCCACGCAGTTCGCCAGATTTGATAGGAACCAAACGCCGTGCCATGTTTGCGGCTTGTTCAGTATTCAGTCGAATAGACTTAACCAAATTGCGCTCAACAGTTTTGGGCATTGACGCAAGTTGCTTGATGAGTTTTTCAGCATCAACCTTCATGTTGCCACCCCGCGTTCAAGCAGGAACTCAACAACAACATCCTTGGCATCAATGTGAGTCACGTTTTTGACAGCCCAAGTGTAGCCACGAATGACCACACGATCAGCCGCCGTAACAGTATTTGTGAAGCTGTCGGCACGGCAGCGCATGGTAGCCATAGCCACATCATTTAAAGCGCCGCCTTGGATAGCCTCACGGCCTGTGCGTTCACGAAGGTCAGCCCAGCGCACACCGACCTGTGACCAGCCAGTGTAGACGTTGCCATAAGCATCAATTGCGCCTTCATCTAGGCGCTGAAAGGTAGCACGTTCGCTGAATGCGCCAGCCCTAGCCATACCAGCTATTCCGTTCAATGCCGATCATGTCGACAAAGCCAAATGGCAAGTCATACATCTGCTTTTCGGTCGATGTTTCGCGCATATCATACCAATGCGCCACCAGCATCATCAACGCATGGCGCACAGTCTCAGGAACGCTTGCTGATGTCGAGCCATAGCCGATGATGTATTCAATCTTAATGGCATCATCCCGCGTTTGAGTGACAGGCCATGCCTTGCCAGATTTTGGTGAAACATTGATGCGATTTGGTGTTCCAAAGACGTTGAAATCAGCCAAAGTCGCCGTTTGCAATGCGCCGTCAACATCGTAATATTTGATTGCAGAGACGGATTGCACAGGGCCAAGCGTCAGATAAACAGTGCCGGGATTTGGCGACAACCATTCACCCCAAGTCTGCGTGATCATAGCCTTGCCCAGCGCACCCTGCACATCAACAAAAGCCACCGCAGAGTCAATTAATCTCTGAATGATTGCATCATCGTCGCTGCTTTCAACGCGCATTTGTTCTTTAGCCGCCGATAAAGAAATCGGGCTGGCCGTTGGAGCGGTCACGCGAACCAATGAAAACTGCGGCGACAACATCTGTTATTCCTTCACGGCTTTTTCGACCGCAGCCTTTTTTACGGCGCGTTCAATCGGAGCCGATACAACATTTTCTGCAATGCCAGCTTCGACGTAACGAACAGCTTCAACATCAGTGACATCAATGATAGCGCCCTGATCATGCACAAAATCAGCACCAGCCATCGAAGTGAGCAAACGAACTTTAGCCATGATGGCCCCCTTATGGTGATGGGCAGGACCGAAGCCCTGCCCAGTTGGTTTATTAGGATGCAGCGTTCTTCAGGTGCTTGATAGCAGCGGTGTTAGCCAACACGCCATCAAAGCGGACGTAGCCCAAGATGCCGTAGTCGGGAGCAAAACGCTCACGGGCCATGAACAAGGTGGGTGCGCCAACTTTACGCACATAGAACTTGGACATATCGCCAAACAACACGACCTTGTTGCCGGCGCCCAGCGAAGCCATTGATTGGTTTACGACCACATTATAGCCCAAGATGTTCTGCGGCACAGCGGCCTGATAGTTCCCCATCTGCCACAGATAGTTGCCTTGACCATCTTTCAGCTTACGAACAGCAGCCAAGGTGCTGTCGTTCATCATGATGGCGGTCGAACGCGACGAACGATAAGCCGGATCAACGGAATGGATCAGGTCGATGATTTCATCGGCGGTGATGGCAGTGGTGGCAGTAGCCGTCTTGCCAGCCGTCGAGTTGGTAACGATGCCTTCGACATCAGACGAACCCGTACCAATGGTCAACTTTGAGTTCGCAATGCGACCTAGACGCTCACCAAGAAGTTCACCCAGCAGCGATTCCATATTCAGGATGGAGTCGTTTGCCAGTTCGTAGGACCAGCGCACCCAGTTCGTGTCAAACGCATACGCGCCCAACTGAGCCTGACCAAACGTAACGTCCTTGCCGCCATCGTCGGTGACAGTGCCACCTTCGGTGTGAGCAACAGCCGTCACAGCCGTATCATTGACAGTCGGGATGTTGAACGTGTTGCCGCCAGTGGTGTTGATGACAGTGAACAGGTTGGAGTCATACATCGGGCCAGAAGCGATCATGGCACTTTCAATGAACGAAGCCAATTCAACAGGAACAGTGTAACCGCCGGCGGAGTTCGTGGCAGCAGTCTGTGCGCGAACTTCCGAACGCTGCAACACTGCGCGATGTTCTGCATCCAAACCATCAACGCCGCCGTTGGCGATCATGGCGTAAAACGCAGTGCGATAGTCAACCTTTGCGCCGTCATCAACAGCAGCCACAGAGGTGCGCTCTGCAACAGGACGCTTAGACAGGTCGATGCCCTGTGCGGCACGAACAGCAGCGTCCACTTTTTCCATGCGCTTGGCAACGCCATCAAGGCGATCATGCTCAACCATCATGGCATCAAATTCGCGCTCGATTTCAGCAGCGCGGGCTTCGTTAGTCTTGTCGGTAGCTTCCGACAGCTTAGAACGGGCCTCTGTGGCGATACGCGCCATTTGCTCCCGCAAGGTCTTTAGATCAGCCATTATGGCCTCCTACAATGTGCCTTGCCCAAGGGCTGGGGATTGGGCCAACAGCGGGAGTCCGCCGTTATTCGTTAGCCACGAAATCCTTGCGTTCCCATGCTTGGCAAACGCGAAGGTTGTGACAGATAAAATCTAGCTTTTCGCACCATCCGCGACCGCCGCCGTCCATGTCAAATGGTGTCAAAGGAATGTCCTCCATCGACTTGATCATTTCTGGCGTGTTGTTGAAATAGGAACAGTTGGCACAGAGTTGACGGCGGGCTTCTGCTTCGTTGATGCTCCAAACATCAGCCATCTTTGCCCAATATTCAGGGTTTGCGGCTGGATCAGACGATGCAACTTCTGGCCCAAGGTTCCAATTCTCAACAGCGTTCTGCATATTGATTGCATTCATGCTGCCAGAAACAATCTTAGGTTCTTGAGGGATAGGCAAAAGATACTCATTGCGAATATCAATCCCAGCGGCCTTGGCTTTCATACGCATACGGCGCACAGCCTGAGATTTAACCTGTTCCTCGCGGTGCTTTTCCAGCGACCGCAAAGCAATTTCAGTGCCATCGTAAGCAGGAGTGGTTACGATGCTGACATCGAACAACTGCGCTTCTTCAATCATGCGCTTTGGCATTTTTGCGCTGTCATCCCATTTCTGACGCACAGGACGAAACGCAAATGACATCTTGTTCAAGTCGCCGCGCTTCATTTTTGGCACGATGCTGCGAACATCAGGGTCAGTCTGGTCAAGCATGGCTTCCATATACAGCCCACGTTCATCTTCAACCAAGGTCAAAGTGCCAGAACGAGTGCGGGCCAGTGGCAAACCTTCATGGTTAATCAGGAAAACCACATCGTCACGACCGATGGCATTCTTGAATGCGCCGCGCATGATCACTTCAGTGAACATTCCACCGATGTCTGTTTCCTCGTTAAACACTGCGGCATAGCCAGCAACGCGCACTTCTCCATCTTGACCCTCACGGATTTCGACAGGAACACCACGGCGGATTTCTTTTTCAGACATTTCTGACCCCGTTTGATGTTTTGATTGTATCACATCACTTGCCATTTGCGCCACCCACTTTAGGTTGACTGCCCAAAGGCACAGTTGCGCCTTGAATCAGCAGTTCCGTTGCACCCATAGCTGGCAGATTTTCGATTGCACGGATTTCATCGGGTGTGCGGATAGCGTTCTGGATCGACACCGCATAGGCTTCCATGCGTGACTTCAGATCACCACGCAGAAGGCCGTCCACGTTAAATTCAACGTAGAAATCTGACCCACGACCGAAAAACTTAAGGTTCATTTCCTGTTCAAACTGTTCCACCCAGCGTTTGACAGTGTGCTTAACGAAATGCAAATCCTGCTGTTCGGTATTGCTGAACGTGCCGTGGGTCAGGTCTTGCAGGAATACAGGTGGCAGCGAATAGATGCGGGCGATCTGTTCAATGCTAAACCGCTGCAATTCCAGAAGCTGCATATTCTCAGGCGACAGGCCAATGGTCTTCAACTCATGGCCCAATGGCAGGGCCATAATCGGTCTGCCTTCCTTAGCCAGCTTCAAGGTTGTTGCAGCCACATCTTCTGATGCGCGATTAGCTGCCGCACCAGATGCAAACGGCCCTTGCAGCACAGCGGGTGGAATGCCGCCAGATTGGAACGCCTTCGATCCGTAGCGGCTGGCAGCGATAGCCATGCCGATTGCATCTTTGTTCTGCGAGATTGGCCCACGCGAATCCGTCATGTTTGCTTTAAGCATAAATGGCAGATCAAGGATTTCTGTGGATTCATAAACCCGCGAACTGGCGCGATAGATTTTGCGCCCATCAATCAGCCGTTCAACTCGCACCTTTGTGGGGTCAAGCGGATACAGGTTTACAATCTCGCCAAGGTTGTTGCGCTCAATATAAGTGACAGCGCGACCGCCAGTTAAGGTCTGTTCAATCGAATATTTCCGCCATTCAAAGCTGGACATATCCTCGTTGATTGCATCATGCAAAATGGTTGACAGGCCAATGTCAGCCTTTTCACGCCCACCATCAGCAGCTTTGCGATACACTTGCAGCGGCAAGCCAGCGATTGTGCCAGCGATAAAGTTGACCGCAGCCCACACCGCAGGAACGCCAAGCGCCGTATCAACATTTACAGTGACGCCAGATGATGCGTAAAGGTCGCCCCAGCCCATAATTTGCAAGAAATCATTGGCAGAAACAGGTGCAGTTGGATTTTCTAGATTGCGTTTTTCCGTTCTACGGAACCGATCAAAGAGTGCCATCTGTCCCAATCCATAATGGATACTTTAGAGAACATATCACATCAACCACCAAGTGTAAACGCAGGGTCATCCCAAGGCGAAGACGGCTGCTTTGTTGCTTCTCCAGCCATTGCAGCGCCAATAGCCATTGTTGCAGCCAACGCCATGTCGATGCGCCCCGTTGCCCGTTGCTTTTCAAATCGACGAAGACCAGCAGGGCTTGTCCAGAAGCAAGCGGACGCAACCGCTGATCTAAGCGCGGGGTTGACCTCGATGCGAATGCGCTTTTCCAAGATCAAATCTTCAAACTGGCTGATGGATTGCGGCATCCACAGCGGTGTGTCTTTGCGTTGGTTGGTTCCCTGCGGATGTTCGATCAGTGGCAACACGCCGCCGATCTCATCCAGCGCATTATCAAATGTTTTGATCAGCCATCGGTCATACGAAACTGCCTGAACATCAAACTTTGCAGCCGCGTCCACAATGTCATACGCCAAATGGTCGTATCGGATCACTTTGCCCGGTGGTGCAATCAGCCAACCATCGCGCACCCACACCGAATAAGGTGCTTTGTCCATCAACTCGCGCTGATCCACTGTATCGGCTGGAGTGTAGCCACGAGCAAACAATGCAAACTTCGGTCGCCCATCTTCGGTCTGCCCGTCTGGGAAAACATAAGCCACACCCGTGATGTCCTTGGTTGCAGACAGGTCCAAGCCTATAAAACACGGCTTTTCTGCAAAATCATCCAGCGTCATGCTGGCATCTTCACACGCTTCCCACGCTTTTCGGCTGATCCATGCCGCATCTGCATCGGTCCAGACGCAAAAATGCAGCCGCAAAATGCTGTTCATCTTGGCTGGGATGGCCTTTGCCTGATCCACAACGCCTTGCAGATAGCTTTCCTTCAAGATTACGCCAAGCAATGGATTTACCTTTGACCAGCATGACGGATCATTTAGAGGATCATCGCCTTCATCCAACGCGCAAACATAGCCAAAAGTGGTGTCATCTTCGACATCTCCAGCAACTACTTTGCAAGCGTGTTCGTGTTCTTCCCAGCAAACGCTGTTCCGATCCGATCCGCTGTTGGTAATCATCAGCATCAATGGCTGATTGCGAAACTTGAAACCTCGTTCTAGCATTTCCATGATGCCGCGATCTGGATGCTCATGCACCTCATCACACAAAGCAAAATGGGGGCGCGGGCCTGAACCACTCTTGCCACTGTCGCGGCTGATAGGACGGAAGAATGAACCAGCACTGATGTATGCCAGATTCCAAACAGGGTTGACGCCAGATGGCGTGATGGCCCTTTCCAATGCTGGTGATTGGCGCACCATCTTTACCGCGTCTTGGAACAAAATCATGGCCTGTTCTTTTTTCGCAGCCGCCGCATAGATTTGTGCGCCAGCTTCCTTGTCGGCAACCAACCCATAAAGCCCAATGCCACCAGCCAGCGGCGACTTGCCATTGCCTTTGCCCATCTCAATGTAGCAACGACGATACCGCCGAAAGCCGTCTGGCTTTTTCCAGCCAAATATTGAACCAACGATAAAGGCTTGGCTGATGTGCAAGTTAAACGGGATGCCTTCAAATTGTCCTTCGCTCAACTTCAAGACCTGATGGAAGAAACCGATGGCATGATCTGCCGCTACTTCGTCAAAGTGAATGTCTGTGCGTTTCAGATCGTTTAGGTGGCGCTGGCACTGATTCCTAACGTGCGGCCCCGCTGGGATTTCCCCAGCCAAAACCTTCGTGGCGTATTCATGCACAATGTGGGTCATGTGAAATACTGCGCTGTCGGGTCGTTATCCTGCGCCTTGTCTGCAATGATGCCAAGGCGCACACGGCTTGAAGGTGTCAGCCCGTATTCAGCAGCATATTTCATCGCATCACGCATGGCTGTGTTAGCCGTTCCGACCATTGGGTTTTGAATGATGTTGCCATTCGTTGTAAACATGACCAAACCACCGCCAACAGGGTCAGTCCTAGCCATATCTTGAATGGCTTCTTCGGCCTTTCTCCATCGACCATAGGCTTGGCAATACATCGCCAAACCTCTGCCATCCACTTCTGTCATAATGCCGCATCGGAACAATGCCCCACAGATGTGGTTCCATTCCTGCAATGCGTAGGCATCCAGATGGCTTGGAGGTTGCGGAATGTCAGCCATTACCATCACTGGTTTTGGTTCATTCTTTGGCATTCGGTCAGCGCGATTCCGACCAGTTACAATTTTCAATGCAGTTGGTTTTGGTTTACGTCCAGTTACCATTTTTGCCGCCCAAAACTCTGCATTTCCAACCCACATCTTGCGTCTGGCACAGATTTGATCCCTTCTGCTAGTTTTGGCAACGTCAAAAGAAGGG